ACCCTCGTGTTCGGACAACCCGTGGCCTGTACGCTAAGTACAAGGAGGAGCAAAAGAAAGACAAAGTACCCACCAATGGAAATAGTGCGGGTAATGGCAGTGGAAATACTAACAGTGACTCTGGCAACTCTGGTAATAATACTGGTAAACCCAATGAGCCACCTAAAGATAAAGGAGATGTAAACACAGAAAACCCAGACACTACCATAGTCAGTACTGACGCAACTATGATAGCAAGTAGCCTTATTGGTGTCGTAACTAATATGTTAATGTTCGAAAGTACGAAAGGCAGGGGAGTAGAGTCCAAAGAGCTTGCTTCCGCTATATTCCAAGAGATACGCAGTAATGCTCCAGATCAGCTCACAGAGCAGGGGATTGAAGAGTATATTGAGTACAAACTTAAACGGACACTTAACGTAATCATGGATTCACTGCCAGTTCTAAATGGTTTTGAGACCAACGTAGTTAGCATGAAAAAAACAATGGAGAACTTCTAATGAAAACCGCAACTCAAAAAACACTCTTCAAAGCATTTAACGACAGCTCTGTTAAGAACGGTATCGAAGAGTTCAAGGACAAAATGAAGCAAGCACGCTGGTCTGGCTCCAGCTATCGGTCAACCGTTGAGGCACAGGATCGTCGCAAATTAGCCACTCGCTTTAGTGATGACCTTATGAAGCCTTATCAGGACACCTACCGCAACCAAGTCCCTGCTGTTCTTTTGGCTATGGGTGATAAAGACGCTTTGAAGAAGGTTATCCTCAAAAAGCTGAAGCTGGCTGAGAACGAACAACGTCTTGCACGTTACCTTCTTGAAGCTGAGAGCATGGGTTTAAAGTGGTTAATGCACAAGTGGAAAACTTTCTCAGAAGATATGAGCGAAGATGAGGTTGAGCATTACTCAAAATGGATTGAGACTTTCGTCCACGGTAACGATGGACAAAAAGACCTCTTTGGAAACCCTTCCGAATAAACTAAAGGAGAGCCACATGGCTGAACATGCACACCAACCCTGTCCATATGAAACGTGTGGCTCTTCCGATGCCTTTAGTTACAACACTGAGGGATTCGGCAAGTGTCACGCTTGCAACCAAGGCTACCCGTCCAGTGGAAAAACATTCGGGTGGGCTAAAGAAAAGTACCCAACAAAAGGAGGGGATAATTTGTCGTTTACACCAAAAGCTGTTGTGTCGTTTACACCAGAAGATACGTCCGATGGAAAATACGCTAACATGCGTGGCATCAACAGCAAGACGATGGAGGACTTCGGCGTCCTAACCTACGAGGATCGTCAGGAGTATGTGTACCCCAGCGGGGGAATTAAAGTTCGTAAGCTATCGGAGAAGGGCTTCTACGCTAAGAACGGTTTTAAGGGTGATGAACTCTTCGGTATGAACTTCTTTACCGCAGGTAGCTCCAAGATGGTAACTATCACTGAGGGTGAACTAGACGCTCTCTCAGTAGCGCAAATACTCAAGAGCAGCTACACTAACCCAGTTGTGTCTCTGCCCTCTGCTACACCCTCTAAGAAGCTCTGGGAGAACTGTGCGGATTGGCTCAATAGTTTTGAGAAGATCATGCTGTCGGTTGACAACGATGACGCTGGTAATGCTCTTGCTGACCGTGTAGCTAAGTTGTTTCCCAACAAGGTCTATCGTGTTGACCATCGACCATACAAAGATGCCAATGAGTTCTTACAGGCGGGTAAGGCGGCTGACTTCAAGAGTGCATGGTGGAACGCCCGTAAGTTCACACCTGAGAATGTGATGAACAGCACACAGGACTTCTTGTCGTTGTACAAGGATACACCTGAGCATCAGTATATACCAACAGGTATCCAAGCATTAGACGACAAGATACTTGGCCTCATGCAAGGTCACTTCACGGTAATCAAGGCTCCTACGGGTATCGGCAAGACTGAGATCATGCGGTTCCTTGAGTACAACATGCTACAGCGTAAGGTTCCCATTGCGGCATGGCACTTGGAGGAAACCAAGCTACGATCACTGTTAGGTCTCGTGTCATACGAATGTAATGACAATCTTACACGCAGGGATTTGATTGACGGGAAGGGCGCAGAGGATCAGGTGATTGATGCTATCGGTAAGCTGACGAAGGACGAGAACTTCTATCAGTTTTACCTCAGTGATGGTCAAGGTGCAGAAGACCTGATCGACCAGATACGTTACTTCGCTGTAGCCTGTGGTGTTAAGTTTGTTTTCTTTGAGCCTATCCAAGATGTGCTTGTGGGTTCATCCGATGAGAGCAAAGAGCAAATGCTTGCTGATCTATCGGTGCGACTGTCGAAGCTATCGGCTGAGTTGAACGTGGGTATCGTAACTATCGCCCACACTAACGATGATGGTCAGATGAAATACTGTCGTATGATAGGTCAACGTGCTTCGGTTATCATTGACTTGAAACGTGACAAAGAAGCTGATGATCTACAGGAGCGTAACACAACGTACCTGTCTATCGAAAAGAACCGACCCTGTTCAGAAGAGGGTAACGCAGGGATGATGCGGTTTAACACTGATACGTTTACACTAAGCGAGGTAATATAAAATATGACAACAGTATTCGACATTGAAACAGATGGTCTATTAGATGAGTTGACCAAGATTCATGTCATGTCTTGGTCTAATGACATGGGTGAAGTTAAGCATACCCATGACTATGATGAGATGCGCTATGTATTACTCAACACAGAAACTCTGGTAGGCCACAACATCATACGCTTTGACATCCCAGCGATAGAAAAGGTGTTAGGCATTGAGGTAAAGGCTCGTTTGATCGACACTCTAGCGTTATCTTGGTATCTACACCATGATCGTATGAAGCATGGGCTTGAGGGCTACGGAGAGGACTATGGAGTACCCAAACCAGTTATCAGGGACTGGAACACCCTAACACCACAAGAGTACGCTCACAGGTGCGATGAGGACGTTAAGATCAACAATCGTCTTTGGCGTGACTTAAGTATGAGGCTGGACAAACTGTACAAAGATGCAGAGGCAGATAAGGATCGTCTGATCGACTACCTTACATTCAAGCTAGACTGTGCCAGAGAACAGGAAGCCCTACGGTGGAAATTAGACGTAGGTAAAGCTCAAGCCGCCTACGACGAGATTATGACACTTAAGGTAGAGAAGGTTGAGCAACTGGCAGAAGCTATGCCTAAGCGTACACTCACTCGTGTAGCAGCACGACCAAAGGTTATGCACAAGAAAGACGGTGAGTTATCCTCTCACGGTCAACGATGGGTGGAACTATGTAAGGAGTACAAGCAACCTGAGACAACCATGCAGTTTGTCGTTAAGACAGGCGAAGAGCGTGGGAACCCTAACTCTAACGATCAGGTCAAAGACTGGCTCTATTCGTTAGGTTGGAAACCACGGACATATAAGTTTACTAGAGATAAGGCGACAGGTGATGAACGACAAATCGAACAAGTTAGAAAGAATGGGGAGTTATGCTCAAGTGTCAAAGAGCTTGCAGAGGTTGACCCTGCTGTTGACCTTCTTGATGGCCTTACAGTTCTTACTCACCGTGCTGGTATTCTTAAGAGTTTCCTAGAGTGCCACAAGGATGGTTGGCTAGAGGCTAGTATCGCAGGGCTGACGAACACCTTTCGGTTTAAGCACTATCGACCATTGGTCAACCTACCGGGTGTAGACAAGCCATACGGCGATGTTATCCGTGGGTGTCTAACGTGTCCTGATGGCTACCTGTTAGCTGGGGCTGACATGACATCATTGGAGGACACAACTAAGCGTCACTATATGAAACCGCTAGACCCTGACTACGTTGAGGCCATGAGCCGTGAAGGCTTTGACCCACACTTAGACTTGGCTCTACACGCTGGTGTTATCACTCAAGATGACATTGACAAGCACAATTCTGGGGAGCGTTCACTCAAAGCCCTCCGTAAGAATTACAAGGTGGTTAACTATAGTGCTACATACGGTGTAGGAGCGCCTAAGCTGGCCCGTGAGACAGGCATGAGTAAGTCTGAGGCTAAGAAGCTACTGGAAGCCTTCTGGTCTCGTAACTGGGCCATTGAGAAGGTAGCAAGCTCGTTGCGTGTCCGTGAGTTGTTCAACGGTATGTGGCTTAAGAACCCCGTGTCAGGCTTCTGGTATAGCTTACGCAGCGACAAGGATCGTTTCAGTACGCTCAACCAAGGTACTGGTGTCTACTGCTTTGACACTTGGGTTAAGGAATGTCGTGGCATGGGCTTGCAGACTATAGGTCAGTTCCACGATGAGATCATCGTTATAACAAAAGAGGGGGATGAAGACAAGGCAGAGAACATTATGCAGATGAGCATAAACAATGTAAACGATCAGATAAACCTGAACGTACCACTAGGTACAGATGTTCAGTTTGGTAAGACATACGCAGACATACACTAAAGTGAAAATAAATATCAAAAGTAGTGTCTAAAATCTCGAAATGTATCCCTATAGTATATTACCAGTGCTGCAAACCAGCAGCTTAAACAGAGGAAGAGTAAGATGGCTAAACACACAATGGACATGGTTCTTGAGTACCCGAAAGTGTTTGAAGAAAACCGAGACATGGGCGGGGATAAAAATGGCGCCGCAAAGAAAGCTGCAAGGCATAACGGGCAGTACGTTGTTAACGCATACTTCACCAGCGAAGAGCAGATAGAGGAACTGCTTCAAGCTGGGATGGACCCTAAGCCCCTTGGCAACGACCGAGTAAAGGAGGGCAATAGTTTTGGGATTGGTAAGTTCGTTAAGTTAGCACGGATGCACGATCACAAGATGACATTCAGTGATAAGAATGGGAAGGAGACTGAGGTAGACTTCGGTGGTGCGCCAAAGGTAGTCAACCTAACTAACGGGGCCGAGAACAAGACTTGGTGGTCGTTAGAAGAAGATGGGGAGCTAGGTAACGGCACACGAGCTAAGGTGCAGTTTGAGACCTACTCAAACGGTGCGGGTTTACGGCTACTTGCTGTTGGTGTAACAGACCATGTGTCTTACGAGGGTGCAAGCCCTAGTGAAGACGACGAACTATTTATGGTGGATTAAATATGAGAGTAGACATAAACTTTTACTACGACAAGGAAGAGGATGGCATCGAAGGTTCTTCAAGCGCATCACGAGATGGTGTCTTCGATCTCTACACAATGTCTCAGTTCCTAGCTGATGCTATGCGAGGCGCAGGTTACAGTTATGTAACTGACGTAGGGTTCGAGAAGGATGATGGCACAGTCACCTTCGGGGAGATGTAAGTGAGTAAAGGCAAAGTTCTAATCGACGGTGACATCATAGCCTATCGTGCAGCCTTTGCCACTCAAGACCTTACTGAAAGAGATGCGGAAGAGAAGGTTGATGATCTCATTGAGTACATCTTAGATCAGACCATTGATCTTCCCTTCCCATCTCCAGAGGATTACGAAACGTACCTAACTGGTAAGACAAACTTTCGACATGACATTGCTAAATCCCACCCGTACAAGGGAAATAGGAACGCATCAGAAAAGCCAAAGTATTTAGGTACGACACGAGAGCATATGGTTAATAACTGGGATGCTATCGTTAGTGTCAACGAAGAGGCTGATGATCTAATATCAAAGGGGGCGGCAGAAACAGGTTATAACTGTGTTGTTGCATCTGTTGATAAAGACATGCTACAGCTTCCTTGTTGGCACTTTAACTTCGTAAAAGGTGAGTGGACTAAGGTTGACGAGTGGTCAGGTATCAAGTTCTTCTACACGCAAATCCTAACGGGTGACGCTTCTGATAACATAAAGGGTCTACATCGTGTAGGGCCAAAGACATCAGAGAAGATGCTGGCACATTGTGAAACAGAAGAAGACCTCTGGGAAACGTGTGTTAAGGCTTACGATGGCGACACAGAGAGGGTGATAGAAAATGCGAGGTTACTATGGCTAAGGCGATACGAGGATCAGCTATGGGAGCCACCTCAAGGGGCATAAAGCATGGCTATCGGTCTGGGCTAGAGGGTCGTATCTCAGAGCAACTAAAGGGCCTTAAAGTACCGTTCAAGTATGAGGAGTTCAAGATCAAGTATGAGGTTAACGAGGTTAGAACCTACACACCTGACTTTGAACTCCCCAACGGTATCATCATAGAATCCAAGGGACGGTTCGTTGCAGCAGACAGAAAGAAACATCTGTTAGTCCAGAAGCAACACCCTGACCTTGACATTCGGTTTGTCTTCTCTAATTCTAAGGCGAAGATAAGCAAAGGCTCAAAGACTACGTTAGGCATGTGGTGCGATAAGCATGGCTATATGTACGCAGACAAGTTAATTCCACAGGAATGGATAAAGGAAACATAATGGCAGGAAAGACAGTAGTAGTCTTCTCGTGCGCTCACGTTGATCCCAGTGTGAGTAACGAGAGGTTCAACTGGTTAGGAGAGTTCTTGTATGACCTGAAGCCTGATTATGTCGTTGACTTGGGTGATGGCGCTGACATGCGGTCATTAAATACGTTTGA